CACCAACCCAACGAATTCCACCCTAATCAAAGAGGCGGAAACTGTAGAAGAGATCCGTAACAACGTCCCTCTTCTGATCAACAGTCAACTCCGTCTGGTGTCAGGGGAGGATTATGAATCGTATCTGAAGAAAAATATGCCGAATATTTTGAATTCGGTCAAGGTTGTCAGTAATAAACAATTCATCGAAGAATATGTTGATTATTTCTATCGTATTTGTGTTGATCCTAACAAGGTGAACAGGGTCATCCTCAATCAGGTCAACTTCGCTGATAGTTGCGATTTCAATAACATCAATATTTTTGTTGTCCCTACGATCAACACAGGTATCGATGGATCATATCCAGAATTTTGTAGTGAGAACTTTAAAAATTTGATCGTGGATCTCACGAAAAATAAAAAAATGATCAGCAATGAGATCGTTCCGAGAGATCCTATCTATATCGCGTTCGATTTGGGATTCACGAATTCATCGGTTTCCAAAAATATCTATAATGATAGTAAATTGGTTATTGTCCGTGGAAATTCAAAGATCAATAAGGAGACTATCAAGAAGAGAGTCAGGGATACCATCGTGGAGTTTTTCAAACCTAGCAACAACCAATTGGGTCAAAAGGTTGATCTGTCGGTATTGACTACACAATTACTATCCATTGAAGATGTGAAAGGTGTGAGAACCGTGAATTCCAAGGAAAATATCTCATTCCAAGGGATCTCCTTTGTTACATGGAATCCTGTATTCGAAGGAGTGGATGAAAATCTGGTGAATCAGACCGTTACGTTGCCTTATTTCAAATTTCCCTACTTCTATCGTCCCAATGCACTTATAAATAAAATCGAGGTCATCGACGAATAAAAATGAGTGATATATCGACAATTTATGCGAATTTCAGTGCGATTGATTACAAGGACCAGAATGTCTTGTCGTCCTTTGCTCTACCTATAACACCTTTACGGTTTGTTACTGACTTTCCACAGGATACAAGCACTAAGATAGTTTGGAATTTTGGCGATGGAACTACATCAGATACACTCACTGCTCTTAAAAGTTACAGTTTTCCGGGACAATATGACGTTAATCTGGTGGTCTACGATTGCTATGATAATGCTCTTATATCTACTTTCACAAAAACGATAACAATCTACGATTATTTTCCATTTACATTCAATATCCAATTGAGTGCGGGTAGTGGGACATATCTCCAACCTTTCAATTTCGGAATGTATTTCCAACCTGAAGGGTTTACATATTTCCAACCCGAAGTTGAAGTGTTGGAGTTGAAAAATGGTAAAATCCATGGACCATGGAAGATTTCCAGTTATTACCCCCCTTATCAACCGGTTTCATCGTTGTTTTACCGGGTATCAGGCTCGAACAGCCGGAATTATTGGGAGATTGAACATGAAAAATTCAATCATCTCGAATCATTCCATACATTATATCAAAAAATAAGCAATTGTGGTCTATCATCCCATCAATTTGATGAAATCAGTAGGATCGATCCGATCCCTACGCCTATCTTCGCCAAGGTTTCGGGTGGAACCATTGTCCATACACTGTCAACCGATACATCTTCATTCTATATCGGAACGTCCGCACAAAAGGATGTCTATTTCCGTGATGATGCCGTGTCGGGTGATGTGAATATCAAATTCTTCTTTGATAAGAACAACAATTACCTCCCCAAGAAGTATAGTAACAACCCGCAGAAATTCATCAACAATTTTGGAATCACACTTTCGGCTACGATCATTGAAAATGATGAAATCGAGGAACTTTCCATCACTTCCAATGGATTGGATGGCGAAGGCTACGCCATTGATTCATTCAATATAGCGAATATCAAGTTTTTCGATACGAAAATCCCATTCTGCATCAAGATCAAGGATTCTGATGGGTTTTCGATTAAGAATTTTGAAAAAATCTCCCTTTCAGCGTTGAATATATCAGTGTCGGGAAGTTCCCTGTCATCGTGGTCATATATCATTGAATCCCTTAACTATACCCTTTCCGCACAGAATTCAGGGGGATCGTTCCGGGGATATATCGGCTTCACCGGGACTGAACTGCTCAGTAATGTCACCATTGAAGCATCCGGCACGTTCACCAATGACTTGTCATCAACATTCACATTGTCAGGATCATCGAATACTTTCAATGTCTATCCTGAAGCCTATAAAATTTTCAAATATCATGAAAATTTCGATGCGAAGGAAACCATTAAAAGTTTGAGGTTCCAAGAGACGTTGCTGGATAAAACCATGCTGTTCGATGAATTCATTGGCACCGTTTTAGGGGATTCCGATTCAGATCATCAGACCATCGGCAAGACAACCTATGAAAAAATCGCCAATTTCGTCCAGAACATCGCGGATGTTGATACGTCGGAGGAAGAAGGATTGTTTTCGATGGTGCAGATGATGGGTGGTGAGGTGAATAATAACAAGAACATTCCACAAGGTCTTCAAAGAGCGACCGATCTTCTTTCAATCGGTAAAAACCGTCTCTTCGGAACCGGTAACAAATTCAGGGAGAATTTCGATATCAAAGGACATTCCTCGAAAAGTGTCTATGGTACCAACCTTGGGGATCAGATAGATAATGCCACTTACATCATTTCAGCGGGGATTCCAATCGTTGCATTGGAGAAGTTCAGCAATCAATACACTTTGTTGAACACCTATCAGCCTTTATGTGCTGCCGGGTGGAACTACCAACTTTCAGCATATTCCCCTGATTGGGGATGGCCATTGGTATTGCCATCGTCATTCACACCGGATCAATTCGAGAAATATTACTTGTTCTTCGAATATGTGGAAGGATATGATGACAGGACAATCGGTGGGGTGATCGATTTCGGTAATACCAACACCACATTGCTGTCTACCACGACATATGAAGAATTGTTCGGTCAATGGGGTATTGCTGACAATATGATAAGCTATACTTTATATGATTCTCTGAGTCTATTCGGCTCTTGATCACATATAATCACCGTAAGAACTACCAACGTTCTTGGTTGCCGGTGGGAAAATATGTTCCCTGACCTCCTCGTCGGCGTTCCCCGGATATTTCTTCGGTTCCCCGGTAAGGGATGGATACAATGCCGACGACAACTTACCAGCGAATGTATTATCATAGACCTGTTCGTTGACGTTCTCCCTTGGAAGGTTTGTGGTCGAATCGAATTCACTCCGGACGCCTTTCAATCTCCAGATGTAATGTCCCATCAATGGATTCAACTCTGCGACATCTTGGTCGAGAACTTCAGTGACTTCAAATATCTTGGCTCCCCTGCCGTTCGGTCTGTCACATCCCAGAGGCCAAACCACAATTTTATCCTGAGCCTTCGGTTCAATGGATTGACCGTTGGCGGGGAACACGCTCAAAGCTGAAAAAAGTGCGGTGAATGTCTGGATGTGAATATATGCGGTGATGGTATCCGATGAATCGAACCCTGCCAGACTGTAAACAGGGGAAGGTTCCTCCAATTGGATATAACTTTTGATTCCGATTGGACCATACCAGTCCATCAGAGTATGTTCACCGTAAATGATGTTGGCTGCGGATAAATTGAAGGAGTTGATGTAATAACCGATCTCAACCCCGAAATTATTGATCAATTCCCCGAATCCACTGTTCAATAATGCTCTCTCAGCTTGGAATGCGCTGGGATCACCAAATCCCCCGCAATTAGGTTTATAAACCCCTGCGAAGATCTGGGTAGGATTCAAACATGAAAGAGGTATTGTAGGACAGGCCATAATTAAGGGATTTTCAGGACTTGAGCGGCTGGAAGACCTTGTGGATTGGTGAACATCCTCAACATGGTCGGGGCATTTTTAACTTTGGCTGTCTCACCATCCGTAAACTCGATGTTATAGTTGGACAGGATTCCTAGAAGTTTGTCTCCGATGAGGATGGTACCCGGAGTATGTAATTCCTTGGCAACTGGATTATATGGTCCATCCGTGGTCATTTTTTGTTTGTTCACCCTGTTAGGATCTTTACCATTATCTGCTTTGACGGAAGGTTTCGGGGTTCCGTCCGCCATATGATGGCGATATTCAAGGAGATAAGGATCATACTTCTCGAAGAAGAACCTTTGGAATGAAATCATACCTATATTTACCAAAAAAAGAGGGAACTGGAAAGCTCCCTCTTTTTTCTATGAAACAACGAATACCCGTGAAAATTATTTGAAGAAATCAGCGCCTTGTTTCAGATTGGACACTTTGTTGTTCTTCCCGTCATTCGGTTTTTTGCCGCTGTGGATGGCATGTCCGTGATCACCGTCATTACCGACTTTATCGGTTGGTTTATAGTCGCTGAAACCGCCACCGGAAGGTTGAGGTTTACCGGAAACTTTATTACCCTTCTGCTGGAGTTTGTGTTGTTGACCACCACCTTTGGAGTCCTTGGCACCGATGGTTTCTTCGTCTTCTTCGAAGTTCAGACCGTCATCTTCAACGCCTTCATCACCGAGTTCATCTTCAACTTCGCCGACATCATCCGCAACATCTTCACCAGCACCGACAACGGCACCAAGAAGGTCGTAGAGAGTTTGAGCGGTTGCACGATCAAGAGTCAGTGTGACTTCGTCGCCACCTTCACCACCGAAATCATCTTCGAGATCGGAGTCAGGAGATGCATCACCAAGACCAAGGGCATCGATATCATCTTCAGCGTCCTCAGAGGCATCACCCCATCCCGGACCATTGAAATTTTCTTTGATGATTTTCTTATAAAGATTGTCGAAAGTAAGATTCTTACGCATAGGAGTATTTAGTTTTGTTTTTGAGCTTTTTTGTGATTCTTTGACGACTTCCTCCTCGTCACCATCCTCAGTTTCATCGGTTTCTTCGTCTTCTTCGAAATCGACATCATCAACGTCTTCGGAAGTATCTTCTTCATCTTCTTCGGAAAGATCACTTTCATCGTTGAGAGCTTGATGGAAACCGCCACTTTTCTGGGGACCACCTTTGATCAGTGGAGCACCTTCCTTGAAATCGTTGCCGCCCTTTTTGATCGTCGATTCGGAAACAATATTGGTCCCCGCGAGGATATTTCCGTAGAGATCACTTAAAGAATTGTTACTAGACATGACTTTATTTAGCATTTTTCTTTTAAATATGTTCGATGGCTAAAAAAGTCGCTAAGAAAACTTCATATTACATGGGGAATATGAATCTCCCGGCCAAAGGATCTTCCTTTGAATATACCCCGGAGATGATTATGGAGATTGATAAGTGTAAAAATGATCTGATGCACTTCGCCTCTAATTATTTCTTCATTCTTAACTTGGATGAAGGTCGTATAAAGATTCCATTGTATGACGCGCAGAAAAGAATTTTGAAAAAAATGGTGGAAAATCGATTTTTCTGCCTTCTGGCATCCCGCCAGATCGGAAAATCGACCATTATGACCATTTATCTCCTATGGTTGGCGAATTTCTTCCCGGACCAACGGATTCTTTTAGTTGCCAACAAAGAAGCGACCGCTATTGAAATTTTCGGTCGTATCAGAATGGCTTATGAAATGTTGCCAAACTGGTTGAAGTCTCCCGTTGACGGTGAATATGGTAAAACTTCCATGGTTTTGGAAAATGGTTCTAAAATCAGTATTTCGACCACGACCGGAACCGCTGCGCGGGGACAAGCTGTCAATGTTCTGGTTATCGACGAATGTGCATTCATCGAAACACATTTGATGGACCCCTTTTGGGCGTCGGTGTTCCCGATTGTCTCATCTTCCAAGAAATCCAAGGTTTTCATCTGTTCTACTGCAAATGGTACCGGAAATCTCTTCCATACTATCTACACTGAAGCGGTTGAAGGTAAAAATGGATGGGATCATGATAAAATTCTTTGGAATGATGTTCCGGGGAGAGATGACGATTGGGTGAGGAAAACCAAAGGTGGATTGGCTTCCGAGGAAAAATGGAGACAGGAATTTGAATGCGAATTCATTAATTCCGGAACATC